ATCGGCGTCTTCCACGCGTTGCTCACGCCCGAGACCATCGAATACCACATGCGTCGGAACGCACGAAGCTGACGATCGGGAATCGCGCCCTTCACGTTCAGGATGCCCTTGATGGCGCTGCCCTGCATGAAGAATCGCTGGTTGTACTCGAACCCGTAGAGCCACGCGGTCACGAGCGAGACGAGCATCTCGATGTACGAGAAGCCGAAGCCGTTCGCGCGCAGGTCGGAGCGAGGATTCATCACGCACCACGCGATGTCCTCGGGGCTGAACTCGGCGATCGGCGTGTCCTCGTAGACCTGGACGTGCGAGACGCGCTCGCGCAGGGACTTCACGTCCATGTGCTCGATGTCCGCGCTCGCCGGCCGGATGCTCTCTGAGGGGAGCGCGATGAAGCGCGAGACGCGACCCTTGCGGTCGCGAATCTTCTCGAACGCCCACTGGTCGTAGGTGAGGATGTCGCGCGTGGCCTTCCGCAAGAAGGTGCGGAAGCTGTCGCGATCCGCGGGCTTCTCGCCGGGCAGGAGGAAGCCCGTCGTCTCCAGCATCCGCTCGATCTCCGCGGCCTGCTTCTTCTCCGCGGGCGTGAGCACCTTCTTCTTGTCCCGCCTGTCGCGCGGGATGATCCGGTAGCCCTTGTCGTACGGGCCCTGCTGAGGCCGACCGAACTGCGCGACCTGATTACACCGGATCTGGATGATGGAGGCGATGACCGTGTTCTTCACGCTCATCATGCGAAGCGTCTCGTACGTCATCGACGACGGTCGCTCTCGCCAGCCTCCCCAGTCCGTGACCGCGTAGGGATCGTGGAAGAGCGCGCGCGGCTTCTCCTCCGTCGGTTCCGCGAGACCTGAACGCACGAGGGCATCCCGCATCTTGTCGAAGGGGATGTCCTCGCCGTCTTCCTCGGATTCGCCGAGCGCCTTCGCGAGCGCTTCGAATCCATCCTTGAACTTGTCGAACAGGCCCATGCGTCTCCTCTACGCCTCGGGGCGACTCCTGCGCGTTCAGCGCGGGCAGGTGCAGCGAGCGTGCGGGTTCGAGAGATTCATCGACTTCGTGAGATCCGCGCTGCCGTGGATCATACACGTCGGCGAGACGTTCGGCCGCCACTCGGCGTTCTGCCGGTAGTCCACGAGTGCGAGGCGAGCACGCTCGGCCTTCGCGAGATTCCCGTGCGGGTCGTGGGAATCGTCGATGAAGAGCGGCGCGGTCGGCGCGGGCTCGGCCTTCGCGAGCGCGACTCCGACGTTGTGCCCGAACGGATCCGGCACGATGTCGCGGTACTGCGCGCGGGCCGACTCGGAGAGCACGAGCGGGCGCGTGACGCCCTCGCCGTCCATCGCGCGCATCGAGTCGTAGTCGCTCGTCCACGTGCCGGCGTCGGAGAAGGGGCGCACGAGGCCCTTGCTGCGGAGGATGTGCGCGATCACGTCCTTCGTGACGTTGTACTTCACCGCCGCGCGCTTCAGGTTCGCGTTCGAGCCCATCATGCTGACGAGTTCGTTGAAGACGGCGGTCGCCCACACGTCCTCGATGCTCGCCCCCGTGCTCGACGGCGGCACGAGCGTGTTCTGGTGCACCTTCTCCTGCCGCTCGTGCTCGTACGCCTCTTCGACGAACGCGCAGAGGTAATCGTAGAGGTACTGGTCCGGGACCTCGCCCGAGCCGAGACCTTGGAACTGGTAGAGGCCCTTCTGCATCTCGTCGCTCATGATCTTCTCCTCCAGGCGACGCGAGCGGTCGCTCTTCGTCACGTCTCCTCCGTGCGCACGCGGATTCTCCGAGTGCACCAGCTTGTGCCCCGCAGCCTCGCCGCCCTTCACGAGAGCTTCCAGCGAGTCGATGAGGTCGCCGCTCTTCTCGACCTCGCCTCGCTCCATGAAGCGAGCGCCCTTCGCCTTCTTGGCCTTCGGAGCACGACGCTTCAGGTGCTTGACGGTCTCGTCCTCCGCGTCGGGAATCACGTCCGCGAGGCCGTCCTCGATGTCGCCGTCGTGCGGCACCTTGCTCCGGCCGTCCTCGTGGTTGTCGATGGAGCCGTTCCAGCGCGAGAGGATCTCCATGAACTCGTTCATGGTGTGGTGCGGCTGCTTCGGGCCGGTCGCGTCGAGCGCTTCGGGGTCCTCGCTCTTCTTGTAGATTCCGCCCGCCTTCTCCTCTGCGCCGATGTCCTGGTGCAGTCCTCGCGCGAGGTTGAACTTCGACATCTCCTCGTGGTCGTGGATCTTGTCCTCCTGACCCGCGCCGCCCGTCCAGATCGGCTTCGGCGGGTTGCCCGACTTGAAGAGCGAGAAGTCGTCGGCAGCGCGAGCGATGGCTTCGAAGTTGCCCGGAATCTTCCGGTGCATGTCGATCGCCGCATCGACGGGCAGCGTGCGGCCCGTGTCCTCCGAGCGCGAGTGCAGCCGCTTGATCGCTTCGCCCATCGGCACGTGCGGCATCACCACGCGCACGTGGTAGCCGGCCTTCTTCAGCGCGGCGATCTTCGCGAGCATCTTCGGGACGTTCTTGCCCGTGCCGTCGAAGATGGCCGACTTGCCCGAGGCGATGACGCGCTTCTCCAGTTCGTCGGAGATGTCCGTGCTCTCGTCGTGCGCCATCCAGCCCGAGTGGCTCGCCGTGACTGGCACGCTCGTGACCGAGCCGTCGGGCTGCGTCACCTTGCGATTCCCGAGGTTGAGCGCGCGCTGGAACTCGGGGAGCTTCTCCTTCACGTCGTCGGCGGCGATCATCACGTAATCGTCGAGGTTCTCGCCGAGGTGCTTCAGCAGCGTGGACTTGCCCGCGGCCGGACCTCCGACGGTGAGCAGCGCGACGGGCTTCTTGCCTGCGGGGGGCTTCCCCTTGCCGTCGAGGAAGTGCGAGATGATCTCCTCGTGGAGCTTCTTCCGCTCGGGCGGGTAGTTCCCGTCCGGCGCGTGAAGCTCCTTCGTCGTACCAGGAAGGCCGTACTTCTCGCGCGCCTCCTTCTCGCTCACGAAGACGCGCTTCTTCACGCGCGCCCGCTTCGCCTCGGTCCCGCCGACGTGCGAAGCGTCCTTCATCGCGTCCTTGTACTCCGCCTCCGTGTAGAAGTACCTCCACGGGTGCTTCGGATTCCCGGTCGGGACTCGGCGGTAGTACTTGCCGCCGCGAGCGACACCGGGCGAGTAGAAGCCGACGAGCGTGTCGCCCTTCGCGAGCAGTTCGAGGTTGTCGATGAGGTCGCCGCCCATGTCCGTCTCCTGTTCGCTCTTCTGGTACTCCACACCCTCGAACGCGTGCGCCTCCTTCAGCAGAGAGCGCATCGGCATGTCCACATGGAGCGTCTTGATCTTCGCCTTCGGGTCGATCGTCGTGAGCGCTGCCCAGCGATGGTGCCCATCGAGGATGAAGCCGTCGTTCGAGATGATGATCTGCTTCGCGAGATTCTCTCGCTCCTTCGGGTCTTCGATGATCTCCTGGACGCGCTCGCCGTGGATCTCGTTCTGCGTCGGCTTCAGCGAGCCGACTGCGCGCTCACCCTTCGTCGCCTTGATGCCCTTCTTCTCCAGCTTGGAGAGGAACTCGGGCAGCTTGAAGGAACGGATCTGCGGCATCTCGATGCGCGGGATTCCCATGTTGCCGGAGAGCAGGTGGTCCACGTTGACCTTCGGACCCTTCGCGCCGACCTGCTCGATGATGTGGTCCTCGGGATTCTTCACGTAGTGCCGCAGGTGCGTGTCGGCCTGCTCACGCGTCTTGAATCCCTCGGAGACCCCGGTCCTCTGGTTGCGGACCCAGAACGGATAGACTGGTGAATCGGATTCTGAGGAGCCCAGCCGCTCCATCGCGTTGCGATGCTGCTCGGCCATCGAAGCGTGCCTCACGTAGCCATCACGTCGCCCGGCCTCGCGTTCGAGCTTCGCGGCGTGTTCGTGCGCCTTCGCGGCCTTCTCGTGCGTCTCGCGGGTGTGGCCTCCAGTGGGCGGCTCGGAAGCAGCCCACGCCGCCTTGCGTGCGGCGTCACGAACCGCAGAGCCTCCCTTGTCGTCAGGGCCGATGCCGTGCTTCTCGCCGTAGCTGGAGGTCTTGTGCGAGAGGCGCGTGATCGTCTTCTTCCGGTTCATCGTGTCAGCGACCGCGGCGCGATGAATCGGAGCTTCGGCCTCGTCGAGCGCAGAGTGAGCCTCGGTCAGCGTCTTGCCGTCTGCCCCGCGACGCGACCAGGCTGTCGCCGACATCGTGCGGTCTTCGGGATTCTCGGCCGTGACCGAGCGATGCTCGCCGTCGAGACGCAGGGAAGTGCGGATGCGAACGCGTTCACCCGTCGTGGGATGCGGGTAGACGTAATCGTAACCGCCAGAAGCGTTGCGCTTGCGCGAGATGTACTTGTGACCGAGCGGCATCACGACCTCTTGTAGCCGACGCGCGCGTAGAGGCGAGGCTTGTTCTCGCTCTCGCGCGTCGCGGTGATGAAGAACTGCTCCTTCGCTTCAGCCCGAAGCGTCGGCTTGGGAGGGGTTCCGTGAAACCCCATCGTACCCTCGTTGCGCTTGCGATTCGAGACCATGCGATTCGCTTGCGCCTTCGTCTCCTCGCGTTCCGACCCCTTCGGGTCTCGGCCGGGGAACATGTCGCCGAAGTCCGGCATCGGGTTCGAGTTCCATCCAGGGCCGGGCCCGTAGCTGGTGCCTGAGTTCTCCTTCGACCCCATCGGGCCGACGACCTTGCCGTGGAGATCGGCCGCCATCATGTCGAGCGTCGTGTACTTCGGCGAGCGTGCGTAGGGGCGCTTCCCCTTCCGCTTGCCGAGAATCCCTCCGCCGCCTGGTCCGGGTCCGATGGTCGAGCCCTTGCCGTAGACGGGCGTCTCGCTCGACTTCGGCGGGCGACCTTGCACACCGGGCTCTGTGAGGTCGGGCTGGACGACGGCCTTCGGCCGCTTCGCGCTGTGAGGCCAGCGAGACGCAGGCTCGGCCGGCATCTTCCGGCCTCGATGGAGCTTCGTGCTCGCGCGACGCGGAGCCACCTCGTCCTCGACGGGACCTCGGCGACCTCGCTTGCCCATGAGCGCGAGCGCCTTCGCGACGACGACGGCTTCGGCCTTGCTGGACATCACCACTCCAGGCGCACGCGGCGCTCGGTCGGGGGCGTGAAGACGATTCGCTTGTCGGTCAGCGCGGTCTCACGCAGGCCCTCGTGCGCGAGCGCGAGCGCCTTGCGGAGATCGATGAGGTCCGCCTCGGTCGCCGACTTCGCGGCCCGCTTCCGCGGCGCGACCGTGCCCGCCGCAGTCGGGCGCTTCGGCGCTGCCGTCTTGGCCTCCGAGGTCTCCGTGGGAGCGCGAAGCTGCTCACGCAGCATGCCCTGCGTGTCCTTGCCCTGCGCGATCTGGCGATTCCGCCACGTGTCGCCAGCCTGACTCGCAGCACGCTCGGTCTCGTCACGCTTCGCCTTCGCGCTCGCGAGGTCCGCGTCCCACGTGCTGTCGCTCGCCGCCGTCTTCGGAGCCTCGCGCTTCTGTGCGAGGGTCGCGGGGCTCGCAGCGGGATTCTCTCCGACGGGCTTGGCTCCGCCCGTGTCGGTGGGAGCGCGCAGCGAGAGCGTACGCTCGCGTGGCTTGAACTCCTCGCCGCCTGCGCCGGCCTTCGCCTCGCCGGCTGCGTCGGAACGGGCGCTGTAGAAGTCCACGACCCGCTGGCGCTCGTTGGGGCTCGCGCCCTCTTCGCCCTTCGGGTTCGGCCCGTGGCCCATCTTCGACGCGAAGCTCTGCATGAGCTTCAGCAGCCCGTCGATCATCTTCACGATCGGGTGGTGCTTCAGCTTCTCCTTTCGGAGCGCGGAGTGAATCGACTTCAGTTGCTCCATGGCCGCGTCGTGCGCGTCCTCGTGCTGGAATCGGTCAAGCTCCGCCTGCGCCTTCTCCGCCTGTAGCTGCGCCGCGAGTTGCTTCTTCATGCGCGGGTGCAGCGAGCGATCCGCCTTCACGGTCTTGATGCGGGCGTCGAGGTCCGCGACGTGCGCATGCGTCGCCGCGAGGTTCGACATCGCGTCGCTCGCGGCCTGGAGATGCTGGCGGTACTGCCCCACGTCGGCTCCGGGAGGCGTGCGGGCTGCGAAGCCCTGCGGGGGCTCCCCTGCGCCCCCAGGAGTCATCGGAGCGCCCCCAGCGGCCATCCCGCCCTGCGTAGGAGGTCGCTGGCCTGGAGAGCCGCCAGGGGCACCGGGCATCGTAGCAGGACCGCCTGCTCCGGGGGGCTGCTTCTGGGGCTTGCCCTCGACCTGACTGCCCACGTCAGGAGGCAGCCCGTGCCCTGGCGGAGCCATGCCCGTCTTCGCGGCCTTGCGCTCGGCCGAGAGGGCGCGGTTGTGGGCCTCGGCGTGCATCTGGTAGGCGCGCAGGTGCCCCTTGGCCTTCTCCTCGTTGCCCTCGGCCATCGCCTTCTTGTAGGCGGCCCCGTGCTTCGCGTGCTCCTTCCGGTGGTGCTCGCGGTCCGCGTTGGCCGGGATGTGGGCGGACACGTCCTCTCCGAAGTGGAACGTGTGCCCACCGTCCGCGTGGCGCTCGTGCGTCGGGCGGAATCCGCTCTCGTGCACGCCGAGGTGCGCGCCCTCGGGGGCCTGCGTGTGCCCCTCTTCGATTCCCGCGCCGGGGCGGAACTCGGTGTCGCCGGGGTACTTGTAGAGCCAGCCGCCATGCCCATCGGGCTTGCGCGCGATGTACTTGTGGCCGACCTTCCCCGACGACGCGTCCACGTGCATCGGGTGCATCGAGACTCGACCCGTCGGGCTCGCGCCAGGGGCTTCTACCTTCGGGCCCTTCATGAGCACGAAGCGCTGCTTGGGGATCACCAGTGCCTTGCCCATGCGCATCTCCGGGGTGCGTCCGTAATCGACGCGGAAGTTTGCTCGCCAGTAGTGAAGGGCGCGACGCATGATCTCTGCGCGAAGGTCCGAGTCGAGGGTGACCTTCTGTCTCCGCATGAAGTCGAGGAGTCGCGTTCGAGCGCTGCCGAAGCGCTTCACGTCCACGATCTTCGATCCGTCGCTCGGAGGAATCGATTCACGCACGATGGCGTGAATCTTCTGTTCGAGGTCGAGCGGCACTCCCAGTTGTCGCGTCACGTCCTCGGGCGAGAGGACGTGAGGAGCGGGGCGCGTGCCCTCTTCCTCCGTCTGCGAGATTCTGCGCACGAAGCGCTGCGTCTCGCCGAGTCCTGCTTCCGCGAGGCGACGAAGCCTCTCGGTCTGCATGTGCGGGAACCGGCGACTCGGGTGCCGCGCCGGTTCCTGGATCAGCACGAAGCCCGTGCTTGCCGGTTCTGAGGCGGGGACCGCGCCACCGACGTTGAGGCCCTGAGAGACCTGCCCGCCGACCTCGTTGAGCCCCTGTGTGATCGACTTGCGAATCTTCACGTCGGAGCCCTTCTCTTCGTCTGCACACCAGGCGAGGTGGTGACCGGCTCGCCTCCGGTGGTCTGGAGCGGCCAGCGCTTCAGCACGGTCGTGTTGTCGTCGTCGTAGAGCACCAGCCGTTGCGAGCCGATGTCCACTTCCAGGCGATTGTGCAGGATCTTCCGCGCGAGCACCATCTGCGCCGCCGTGCTGCCGGACAGCGAGGGGTCGAGTTCGGTCGAGAGCAGCGACATCCGGGCCGCGGTGACCTCCGACAAGCGGTCGCCTGCCGTCACACCGCTCAGGACGTACTGCCAGACGGCAACAGCAATCTCCGCTGGCGTGGGAGCGTCCGTCGAGCTTCCGGCAGTCGTGAGCACAGCGCTCATGCTCAGAGTGCCTCGCAGCGACGCGACGAGCGATCCGTTCGCGGTCATCTCGCAGATCAGATTACTCAGAGCAGAGAGCGCACCCGTCACGTTGTTGGATGCGAGCAGCGTCGCCGCGAGGTTGGCCGGAGCGGTGAGGGTGCCGCTCACGCCGCAGTCGGAGAGCATGGCGCATACGATTCCGACGACGAGCTTCAGGTTCGCCGTCGAGATCGAACCGTCGGAGACCATCGAGCACGCGAGCCCGACGACGAGTGAAAGCTCTGCGTTCGAGATCGAGCCGTCAGCCGTGAGTGTTGCTGCGAGGTTCGCGAGCGCCTGAATCGCAGCGGTGACTGTGGTCGTCGCCGTCAGCGACGCGACGAGATTCGAGAGAGTCGTGATCGCCGCGGTCGTGACCGCGCCGTTCGCCGTGAGCGTAGAGACGAGATTCGCGAGCGCCTGAATCGCAGCGGTCGTGATCGTGCCGTCTGACGTGAGCGTCGCCCCGATGTTGATGCCCGAGGCGAGCGCCGCGGTGACGACGTTCGGGTGCGTGAACGTCGTGTAGGCGGAGAGACCGCCGCCTCGGGGCGCGAGAAGCCACGCTGTCCCGCCCTCGTAGCCGTTGGGGAACGCCGCCGTGTCGGCGATCGATGCTCCGCTGACGACCGTGCCCTCGCCTGCGTAGAAGCCACGCTGCGCGCCCGGCCCGATGGGTCGGTTGATCGAGTTGACGTTCGGTCCTCCCCCGACGCGCATCGGATTCGAGTTGAGCGACACGCCGTTGCGGATGAGCGCCACGGTTCACCCCCACGCGGCGTCGATTACCGTGTTCACAGGCGAGTTGCTCGTCGTCGCGCCCGTCGAGAACATCATCCAGCCAAGGCATGCGCCATCGCGAATCCTCGGTAGGGACATCACCTGATTCACGAGATCGCGCTCGGAGTACGCACCGCTGACGGGCACCATGATATCGGCGAGCGGCTTGACGATCGTGAGCGCAGCGACACCCGTGCCGGTGTAGGCGGTGCCGCCGCTCAGCGTGAAGCTCTGGATCGATCGGATGCCCGTGTCGCCGCCCTGCTTCGGCAGGAACGGTCCGTAGCGGCCCGCAGCGTTGCCCGAGTGCGGGATGCGGGTCGCGTAGGCGTCGGCTGCCGCGCCGAAGGTCGGCGAGCCCTGGAACGCACGCCCGGTCGCGCCGGCCGCGTTCGTGTAGCTCGACGCCGTGAGGTTCGGGCCTCCCGTCGCAGGAGCCGTCTGGATCACGAACGCAGCTTCGCAGCCCACGCCGTCCGGCTCGCGCATCTGGATGGTGAGCGTGTGCGTGCCCGTGCCTGCGTCGGTGATGTCGATGTACGTGCCCGCGATGGCGTCTGCGAGCGACGAAGCGACACGCGCAGTCGTCGTGCTCTGCCGGATGAGCCAGTAATCCGTGTTGAGCGAGAGACCTGCGGGAAGCGTCGTCGTGGTCGTAAACCTCACCTTCGTGAAGTTCGACCAGTCGTTCGTGTACGTGATGAGGTCGGTGCCCGCGTCGGCGGTGAACGTGTTCGTGTTGATCAGCGTGCGCGAGCCAGTGCCTGTGAGGTTCGTCGTCGCGATGCGGTAGTAGCCCTGAAGGTCCACGAGCTTCAGTTGCCACGGCGCGCCGGCCGCCGCGACGACGAGGGCCGCCATGCTGAGAAGGTGCTTCGTGACGCTGCCGCTCTCGACAACTCCTCCGTGCTGCATCCCCAGAATCGTCGCGCCGGCCGCGTCGCCTCCGGTCTCGGTGCACGCCTGGAACACGAGGTCCGCGGCTGCTGGGTAGGTGGTCGCGTTCGGGTAGCCCGCGCCGCCGAAGAGCATGTGCCAGCCGCCCGCGGTGTGCGCTGGCGAGGTGATCTTCTGGCCCTCACGACGCACGTACTGCCCGAGCGTCGTAATCGCGTTGATGAGCGCATCCTGCGACGTGAATCCCATGTGTGACCTCTACCGCCAGACGAAGGTCGCGCGACCCGCCACCGTGCCTGCGGCGACGGACCCTGCGCAGTTGACGATGAGATTCAGGTACGCGCCGTCCTCGATCTGCGGAGCGCACGGAATCTCGTTCATGTAGTTCCGTTCGTCGGGCACGTTGATCTCGCGCACCGTCGCGCCTGCGAGCGGCTTCACGAGCACGAGCGCACCGAGCCCGCCGTTGGGCACGAGCATCTGCACTCCGGTGATCTGACGGATGCCCGTGTCGCCGGTCGCCAGCGGCAGGAAGACCGTCCCGCCCGCTACGGTGCCCTGCTGCGACGTGACGAGCGTGGCGATGCTGTCGGCCGACGTGTTGCACGAGATCACGGGAGAGGACTTCGCCTGCCCCTGCGAGTTCACGTAGCTGTAGGTGAAGCTGCCTCCACCGATCGTAGGCGCGAGAGCGACGAGCATCGCGCGCACGCCCTCGCCGTCTGCGTACCGAGGCAGGGTGACGAGATTCGTCATCGCCTGCGCGGCCGGGTCGTCGAGATCGACGAAGGGGTAGTAGAGCAGGTAATCGAGAAGCTGGTAGTTGCCGACGAGAGCCGCAGTCGGAGTGCAGAGCGCGATGTCGAGGATGTGCTTGGTGGCCGGTGCCTTCGCGTCGCCGTGGAAGATGCCGCGGAAGCCGTTCAGCACCGCGGCCTCCAAGGGGCTGCTCGCGTAGTAGTTGGGCAGAGGATTCCCAGCCGCCATCGAGAGATCGACCCAGCCGCCCGCAACGGATGCCTGTGACGGCACCTTGCGGAGATGCGCTGTGTGGACCTGACCCGAGTCCGCAGCCTCCTTCAGCGACCCGAAGTTGCTGAAGCCCACGTCACACCCGCTGCGGCTGCGGGAGGGAGACCCCACCGTGCTGCGAGACGGTCGCGGTCATGTCGGCGAGGACTGGAGCCGAGTGCTCACACGAGCGAATCAGCTTCCCGTTCACCACGAGAGCAGACGCCTTGCAGACCGAGCACGCGTAGCCGGTGTTCTTGGTGTCGTGGTTCATGATTCCCCTCTCAGGTCATCGTCGAGACCAGCGCGCCGGCCGCGAACTGCGGCTGGATGCCGGCAGAGACGGCGCGCGACGAAGAGAGCGCGCCGTAGTGGATGATGGTGCCGGAGATGCCGACGCTGACGTGCGTGATGGTGTTCGACCCGCCCGTGCACTCGGGGAACTGGATCAAGGCGGCGTTCTGAAGCGAGCCTCCAGAAGCCAAGCTCCAGCCCGCACCCGAGCGCGCGACCGACACGCGCGCGTAGCTCGTGAACGTGGCCTCGTTGCTCGTCTGCGCGCTCGTCGCGGGAGCGGCGGTGTGCAGCGCGATGTCGAGCACGGTCGCAGGAGACGAGGCGTCGTTCTCCGCAACGTCGGCCCACGCTGCCGCTCGGTAGATCAGGTTCAGAATCGAGTTGGCGGAATCGACGCTGGTGCTCATGCGGACGAGCCTAGCACGCACCCTCCACAATCGCGAAAGGGCTCTGGCGCAGCACGCCAGAGCCCTTCCCCGAGAGGCTGATCAGCGATCAGTCGCCGTCCTTCGGCGAGAAGCCGAACGCGACCCACTCGATCTCCTCGGCGACCGTGTTGATGTCGGCGTCGGTGCCGATGGTGAACTTGTTCTCGCCGACCGCGCCGAGCGTGCACGTCGAGGCTGCGAACGAGAGCGTGCCCGCGGTGACGGCCTTCAGCGACGAGGAGGTCGCCATGCCCGGCAGCTTGATGACGAGGCACGGTGCCGTGCGGTTGATGAGGATGACGACCGCGGGGTCGAAGTCGAGCGTCACGTCGATCGCCGCACCCGTGCCGGTGACGCCGCCCGAGCGCGCTTCACTCGTGCGAAGCAGCAGACCATCGACGAGCGTCTTGTAGTCCGGGTAGGGGACGGCATCTCGCCCGCGAGCGGGCAACTGGGACTGGGCGTAGGATTCGCGCGGCATGGTGCTTTCTCCGTGTGAGGGCTTGGCCGTGTCTCGCACGGCGGGTCAGCCGAGAGAGTGCGCCAGAGCACGCGCGAGGTCAACGAATCGGCCGGATCACTCGTTGAACGCTGAGAGCCCGCCAGGGTCGTCGGGACCCTTCGCGCGATCTTCGCCCGAATCCTCGCGCTCCTCTTCGCCCCCGAGGAACACGTCTTCCCAGGATTCTCCGGTCTCGTTCTCGTCCTCGTCGGCTGCCTCGTCCTCGTCGCCGAACGCGAACGAGAAGCCACCCGAGCGTGCGGCCTCTTCGGCGAACCACCACGCCATCACGGTGTCGTCGTGCTCGCCGATGCCTTGGAGCTTGCCATCGACGAATCCGAACTGCGTCGCCTCGCTGACCCACGTGTCGATCGTCGTGCGCGTGTACACGTCGTTCGCATACGGAATCGTGAGCTTCTCGTTCTCCAGGATGATGCGCAGCGAAGGCACGCCACGGTCGAGCGGGTACTTGTTCTGCGCCAGCGTCACGAACTCGCGCACGGGCAGGTCCGTCGCTCGCCGCATCTCGTCCGTGTAGACCTGCTGCATCGCGTTGCTCTCGATGTAGATCAGCGCAGGATCGTACTTCTGCGCGGCGAGCGCGATGGATTCCAACTGCTTGCGGAACGTGAGGCCGCGGCTGCGGATGATGTCTACGATGTAGCGCTGGCCGGCAGGGTCACGGCCGAGCACGAAGATCACGAAGTAGTCCGCGCCCACGCTCGCAGAGCGCGCGATGTCCACGCCCATGAAGGTCGTGATCCTGCGTGCGCGAAGCTCGGCCAGCGTCGGCCGGAGTCGCAGGGTCTCGTCGCGCAGCGGCGGGAAGAGATGCGACGGGAAGATCGAGAGGTCGTCCGTGACCGGCTCGCAGAGAATCTCGCGAGCGAACGCGACCGAGCCGATCTCGTCGCGCTTCCCCTTCAGCGCGGGGACGGTCCATCGCCACGGGAAGAGCGCGCGCTCCTCGCCCGTGCGGCGGTCGCGGAAGAGACCAGGGAAGCGGCGGAACTTGTAGACGGGATTCTTGCGGAGCCAGCCGTAGAGGTCGGCCGCGTGGTAGGGCGTCCCGACGACGCACACCTGACCCTCGGGCGTCGCCATGTTCACGATGGCGCTCTTGAAGTACTCGATGTTCTTCCGACGGACCGTCTCGCTCCACATGTCCTCGTCGTTCAGCGGATCGTCGAGGATGATGTACTTCGGGTGACGGCCACGAATCGCCTTGCCGTAGCCGACTGCGCGGATGCGGGAGCCGTTGCGGAATCGAACGTCGGCGCGGTTGAGACGCACCTTCGGATTGCGGCGCACTTCGTCGAGGTCCGGCACGAGGTGCTGAAGCTCGGGGATGTCGATCATCCCGCGCAGGTTCGCGCGGCCGTAGATGATGATGTCGATGAACTCGACGGCCTGCTCCATGGTCGCCGAGAAGATGTAGATTTCGACTCCGGGCTCGGACCACGCGCGCCAGATCGGGAACGCGTAGCTGAAGAACGTGCTCTTCGAATGGTCGCGCGCTGCGTTGACCGCGAGACGCCGATGCTCCCCGATCATCCGGTCCCACGCGTGCATGTGCGGACCGATGTGCAGCCCGAGAATCTCTTTCGAGAAGAACGCGAGCGACGAGCGCAGCATGCCGTCGTAGACGGTGCGCCAGTACGGGTCCGACGGATCGAACTCCGCCGAGACCTCGATGCTCGGGTCGGGCGATGCAGCCGAGAAAACGACAGAGCCCGGAAGCGCGCGATCGTCTGAGACGATTCGTGGCTTCCGGGCCCGGTGCGTGGACTCCCCTGTAGTGGTGGTCACGGCTGCCTCAGATCAGGCTGGCCTGACCGCTCCCTCCGCCGATGCGCACGTTGGAGAGCGCGGCCGTCGTGCCGTCGGCTCGGAGCACGAAGCCGTCGATCTGCGCGGGGAAGCGCACGGAGGCGTCGATGTTGGTGATGGACGCGAGCCACGGGCCCGCTCCGTTTGCCGCGGCCTGCGCCGTGGTCGGGTTGTAGCGGACGGTGCGCCCGCGTCGGATGCGGGCTCGATGACGCTGGTTGGTGTCGGCGATCGGCATGTTCTGATTCCTCCGGGAGCCCGCAATCGCGGGAAGGGAGTGATCAGCTTAGCCCCCGCCACTGTCCTCGCGCCAGTACCAACCTCCCCGAGCGGCGTTCGCGCGGTCGAGCGCGAGCACGTCCTCGGCGGTCACGACGGGTCCGATGGCCTGTGCGCTCTTCGCCACGGAATCGACGAAGACCGCGGCGTTCAGGTGCAGCACGCCGTTGACGCGCCACACCCGAATCACGATGGCCGGATAGCCGTGTGTGTCGAAGTCGCCCGGCAGCCGAACGAGGATCTGGTCTCCCACGCGCGGCGGCAGACGCGCCATCACAGATTCCTCGGCATGAGATCGGCCACCATCGCCTTCGGCCAGAGACCGCTCGCCTCGACCGCCTTGCGCGTGTGGTCGTAGCGCCCCGTCTTGTCGTCAGGGTCGTCCTTCCACCGGCCGAAGTCGCTCGTGCCCAGCTTGCGGATCAGCCGCTTCGCGAAGGTCTCGGGCACCTTCGGGAACGCGCGCAGCGTGTCGCTCAGAATCTTCGCGGCAGGCGTCGGCCCGTTCGCGGAGAACGAGTGGTAGACGCACATCGCGAGATCGACCTCCATCGGGAGGTCCGAGCGGTTCAGCGCGATGGGGCTGTCCACCGACTCGTGCACGAACGCGCGGTAGACCTCCAGTTCCTCCGCGGCGCGCCCCTGGCAGAGCCAGCGCACGGCGTAGCGCACCTGCGCGTCGTGCGTGCGCGGGTCGGAGAACACCTCCGAGAAGAGCAGGGCCCAGCGCTTCGCGTTCTCGTGCTCGGGCCCCTTCGGAGGCGTCTTGCCGTTCACGCTGCCGTTCAGCAGGTTGCGGATGGTCTGGCCGGTCGCCAGTGAGCCGGCGCGCTTCTCGCGCAGCTTGCCGTCCTCGGAGAGCACGAGCCCCGCGGCGTCGAGGCGCGCGAGGATCTCCTCCAGAGCGCGGAAGGGCGGCAGAAGATTGTTCGGCAGCGCGACCGCATCGCGAATCGCGTCGAGCAGCGCCCAGAGCGAGCCTTGCGCGAGGTCGCGCGGCTGCACCGCGATGTTGTGCAGCAGGCCCGCGCTCATGCCCGCGCCGTCGTAGCTCTGCACCGTACCCCAGCGCGCCGATTCCATCTGCGCGGTGAGGTACGCGGCAACGTGCATGTGCCGCGTCTCGGTCGGGACGATCGCGATCGGGTAGTCCCCTCGCACGAGGAAGCCCGCGTAATCGTGATAGGTGATGTACTTCGCCGTCGTCATCTCTCACTCGCCCCTTTCGAGCTTCACGCCCCACCACCACAGCTTCGCCCTCGCGATCGCACGACGCCACCACGGCACCGGCTTCGCGAGCGCGTGAGTCAGCACCGTCTGCGCGGTCGGCTTCGTGGGCTCGTGCGAGAGCACGAACGAGAGCCGCACGCCGCCATCGCTGTCGTCGAGCGGCTCGACGCGAAGGTCGGCCTCGTGCGCAGCGAGGATTCGCTTCGTCTCCTCGATGTCCGCCGAGGTCAACTCGACGACGCGACCGACCTTGCGGAGCACCGCGGCCATGAAGAAGCGACGCATGTTCGCTTCGTCCTGCACACGCTGTCCCGCGAGCGTCAGCCGCCGAATCTCCTTCTCCAGCAGTGCCGCCTGAAGCGGCACCCGTCCCCTGTCCTTCGCCATGTTCAGTCCTCCAGCGGCCCGCCGTTGTGGTCGAGCCGAACGATGCGCTGCACTGCTCGCAGCCCGAGCAGCACGTCCTCGCGCGGATGATGCTGCGAGAGGTCGTACTCCCGCTCGCAGACCTCGCCGTACGAGTCGCGAAGCCAGAAGGTCATCACGCGGCCCACGACGATCGGCTGTCGGCCGGTGATGCGCTGGACGTAGAGCGCGAGCGGTCGCGTCGTGTCGTCCCAGCCGTCGAGCTTCGCCTCTGCCTCGGAAGGCGGGGGAGGCGGCATCTCTGCCTCGACGGCAGCGAGGCACGCGAGGAGCCACGCACGCGTCACGGTGGGCTCCGCGCCGAGCACGGCGTCGAGGCGATCGGCGAGAGCGCCGGCCGACGGGACGAGGCTCTCGTTCGCGCGCAGGAACGCGCGAATCTCCTCCAGGAACTCAGTCGAGATCGGGGTCACTGGCATCCTCTTCGGCGGGTTCATCTGCGTCATGATGCACGGGCTCCTGCTCGGGTTCCACGTCCTCGCTCTCGACGGGCATCGGCGCGTTCTCCATCGCCGCGACGCCGACGCGAATCGCGACCATCACGAGGTGCGAGTAGGAATCCGCGCCTCGCCCCACCTGTGCCTCCAGACGCAGCCGAAGCTCGTCGGGGATGCGCAGGCCGATCGTCTTGCCGGTCGTGCGGTCGTAGGGCTCCGCGAACGCAGCCGCGATCACGGCGTCGAGCCCGTGCTCGGCGTGCGTCTGCGCGCGCACCTCTTCCTCGATCTGGCGACGAAGGCGCGGAAGCTCTTCGGCGAGCCAGCGCTGCTTGCGAACGATCTCGGAGAGCATCGTCATCGCCGCCTCGCGCGCAGCATCATCGTGTCGAGGAGCTTGGGCACGAGCGCGATCTCGGGCACGCGGAAATCGCTCAACTCGGAGAACATGAATCCCCGACGAGCGCCGACGACGATCACGGGCAGCGCGGTGATGTCCTCGCGGCGGAGCATGTAGCGAAGGCCCCACGCCACGCCAAGCTCCCACGCCGCGCCCTCGCTCTTCTCGTGCGGCTCGATGTAGACGAGCACCTGCGCGGTCAGCACGCCGTCGAAGTTGGCCTCAGCGAACATCTCGCGCTGCTCGGGCGTGAGGTCCGCGTCGTTCGTCGTGCCTCCCGCGTGCTGGGCCTCGATGGTCTCCCACCATCGGTAGGTGATCTCGTGCCCGTGCGCCTCCAGAAGCTCGGCTGCGCGCTTTGCCTGCGACATCCCGAGCGTGTCGCCTCGTGTCGAAACGTAGATTCTCACGGTACCTCCAATGCGAACTCGAACTCTTCGCCGCTGCTCGTCGTTGCTTCGATGATGATGGTCGTCCGGTCGATGTCGTCGCGCGTGCCGGGCGCGACGATGAGCGGTTGCGGACCCAGGGTGAGTGCCGCCTGCTCGCCCCACCACTGGCGGAGAGCGAGCCTGCGATCCGCGTCCTCGGTCTGAATCTCGCTCACGAGCAGACGCACGCCCTGCGTGCGGAACACGCTCGTCGCGATGATCGACGAAACCGGACCGACCCTGAACTCCGCAAGCTCGCGAAGCACCGCCCAAACGGATTCCATGCCTCCGGGCGCGAGCGCGGCTTCGTAGTGCTTCAGCGAGAGGTAGAGCGACGACCCGTCCGCGTTGTGCAGTTGCCACTTGATGAGATCGTCCGAGTCGTGCCCAGAGATCAGGCCGGAGAACCGGACGAGCGGCGCGCCCTTGATGTCCGTGTCGAAATCGCAGTCCGTCGCGTGTGCGTGCTTCGCGTGAGGAGCGAGGTGCTCACGAGCCCAGCGACCCCAGTAGAGGCGATGCCCGAACGAGGCAGAGCGCAGCGCCCTGTCCATGCTCGCCAGCAACGCGAGCACGGAATCGCGAGGGCCGAAGCAGGGCAGCGTGGGCGGCGAGAGGACAGGCTCGCCGCGCAGCCTGCGGAGGTGCTGACGAAACTCGTCCTCGGTCATGTGTCTCGTGTCGGCCATGCGAGGGCTTACACGATTACGCGGGCACGAGGCGGACTCGCTTGCCCTCACGCACGTAGAAGAATCGCGAGGGCGTGCCGTCGTCGCGAGGCTTCCCGAGGATGATCACGAAGAGGCGCGTGGTCTCCGGGTGCCCGTCGAACATCCGCTCGACGGTCTTCGTCGGGCAGCCGTGCGTCTCGCACGCGAAGAGATCGCGCTTCGCTCCGCAGCACTCGGGCGTGAGGATGGCCCAGCCGTCGGGAGGCTCGATGCGGCCCTCGCGGCGCACGGCAGGCTCCTCTGCACCGCACGCGGCGCACTCGACGTAGAACAGCGGCGAGAGCGGCGTCACGCGAGCCTCGGCCGGCGCACGCGCGAAGCGGCCACGGGAGTCTCGGGGACCGGAGGCGGCACGGGCGGCGGGGCGTCGGCGGGGCGGCACGTCCCGAGCTTCGCCTTCTCGACCGCCTCCCGCAACCGCGCATCGCGCGCAGGGCCCTCAGGCGTTCGCCAGACGGCCTCCCGCTCGGGCTCGGGCAGGGTCGCCCAGTGCGAGACGCAGAGCGGCCTCCCAGGGCACGCCATGAGGCGGCAGCCCTCGATGGGGCACGGCGTCACGGACGCGAGCGAATGGAACGCCGTGGCACGCGCGGGCAACGTCGTCGCACCGGCCCGAGGGAAGAGAATCATCTTCTCGGCCACGCCTTCGCAGTAGCCCGAGGGCAGGCGCGAGCCGCTCATCACGAGAACCGAGTCGGCCCACACGTGGATGTCGTCGAGCGTGTCGGGGAGCGCCGAGAGGCCGAAGTCGGCCCACGTCGAGCACTCGTGCGCGCTCGCGAGAATCCAGCGCTGCATGTCGGCGAGCGCGGGCTTGTCGAACTCCAGCGAGTAGCCGCCGCTCGCGTGATGGTCGCAGCGCCCGATCTTCACGAGGCCGGTCGAGCCGCGAGGCTGCGCGTAGAGGTGGAATCGAAGCTCGGTCTTCGCAGGCAGCACGACGGTCGTCCTCTCTCGCCAGCAACGCGCGCACACGGTCGGATCGGCGACGGGCCCGATCACGACCGTGAGCACGAACCGCTGCGCGCAGTGATCACACTTCAGCATGCGCGGTTCTACCCGATTCCCTCAGAGCCACGTCTCGACGATGACGGGATCATCCTGCTCGTCGCGTCCGAGGTTCATGCAGCCGAACGGCACGTGCTCGCGCGCTTCCTCGATCGTGTCCACCACGGCGATCGGAATCGCCTCGGGGAAGCTACCGCTGGGCGTCACGAGGTGTGCGCGGAGCACGTACTTGTCGCCGTGGTCCTTCGTGCGAGTCGTGATGACGTAGAGCTTCATGCGTTCCTCACAGAGCGCACGCCCTTCTGACGCAGCGTGAGAGAGCCACCCTCGCGCGTGTCGTAGACCTCCTGCGCGCCCGTCGGCTTGAAGCGCTTCACGAACTCGATCGTGGCCTTCGTGATCGGCTCGCTCTTCGCGCTCGTCACCATGCGCGAGAGCTTCAGCAGGTTCTTGATGTCGCGGCCGGAGAGGTCCGACCACGCGGCGACGATCTCCTCGATGGTCGCGTCGGGAAGCTCGATGCCCGACGAGTCGGCGAGCACGCGCCAGATCCGCTTCTGGTCGTTGGGGTGCGGAATCTTGTAGTCGATGCGCGCGATGCACCGGCTCGCGATCGCGTCGTCCACCATGTCCACGCGGTTCGTCGTCATGAACATGATTCCCTGGTAGTACTCCAGCACACGGAGGAACACGCCCACGATCGCGTTCTGGTCGAGGTCGTCACCGCGAGCGCGCACGTACACGTCGGCTTCGTCGAGCAGGAGAATCGCGCCCCAGCGCTGCGCTCGCGCGAACACGCGCCGAAGCTCGTTCTCCAGTTCCTCCGCCGAGGTCCCGAGTTGCGCCGTCTGCACCGCGTAGAGCGGACGCCGCATGATCTCGGAGTAGACCTCCGCCGTCAGCGTCTTGCCCGTGCCGGGCGGGCCCGCGCACAGGATGCAGACGCCGCCGCTCTTGCCGTTGATCACGTCCGCGAACTGCGCCTTGTGCGAGAGGAGCACGGTCACGAGGTCGCGCACGTCGGGCGGCAGGATGAGACGCTCGCCGAGTCGCGGGTCGAAGGCGTAATCCTCCAACTGCGACACGTGCACGCGCAGTCGCAGGTGTCGCTTCATGTCGAACACCGCGAGCATCGGGTAGACGGGAATCTCCAGCGGGCCCTCGCCGACCTCGCCGCCCTCTTCAGCGGAAGGAGAAGACGATTCGTCCTCGTCGTCCTCGTGCACGTGCTCTTCCTTCACGTCCTCGTCCGCATCCTCGTCCTTCGCGACGCGGAGCTTCTCCCAGTACGCGTTGTCGATCTTGTCCGAAGAGCTTCGGCTGTCGGTGCGGTACCACCGATCCTCCTGCCTCACGTCGCTCTCTTCCTCGAACACGTCGATCACGACCTTGCCGGCCTCGCCCTGCGGGTCGAGCGTCACGACGTTGCGCGACCACCACCATCCCGTGCGCTTCGGATTCCCGTCGAGGTCGTCGCTCGCCTGCCCGCGCGCCCAGCACTGAAGGCCGATGCGCTCCGCGAGCGAGCGCCATCGCGCGTATTCGAGCAGGTACTCCTCGCGGTTCGATGCGTTCTCCGGGAAGAGGCCGACCTTGCGCAGACCCTCGACCACGGTGCACTCCTCCAGCGTGTGCGAGCGCTTCGTGGTGCGGACGAATCCGAACTCGCGGTAGGCGAGCGTGAAGATGACGCGAGCAGGCGAGGTGCCGTAGCTGTAGGTGCGTTGCGGCTCGTAATCGAGCGCGGCGAGATGGTACGCGCGCTGCGCTCCGCTCTCGTCCTGCTCGTAGAGCCGCTGGTGCTTCTGGTGCGCGAAGAAGTCGCGAGCGAGAAGCCAGTAGTGCTTCACGTTGCGGGCCTTCTTCGTGCCGGTCTTGTCGCGGGAGTCGAGCCACGTCTCGATGTCGAGCGACGCGGACTTGTAGCCGCGGATTCCCTTCAGCTTGCGGAAGCTCGCGAGCAGCGCTTGGAGCTTGTCGTGCGGCGTGCGCGTGATGTCGATCTCGCGGTCACGACTCCAGCGGTATTCGTCCACTTCGAAGTTGAACGTCTGCAACAGAATGCGAACCGCCTCGCCGTGCTCGGGCACGTAGTCCGCGCCCTTCTTGCTGAGACGACTCAGTTCTTGCGACAACTGCTTGGTGATCTGGATCTTCATGCTCACCCCTTACACGATTACGGGGCGGACCGACGAATCAGTCCGCCCCGAATCCTCGCGATCAACGTGTGTGGTTCAGCCCTTCTTCGCGGCCTTCTTCTTCGCGACCTTCGCGAAGGCTGCGGTCGCCTTCTTGATGTCGCTCCTCCTACAGCGCGAGCCCTGCGCCCGCGCGACAGCCCCTCTTACACGATTCCGACTCTCGCGTCTCTCACGAAGGCGTGAGCTTCGCGCGTGTCTCGTCCACGAGCCGGAGAAGCGCGCGCACCGCCTCGTGCCCGACGGCCATCGCGTGCTTCATGTCGTCGCTCTCCGTGCGGATCGTGCTGCTCGCCGCGTGCGTCATGGTGCGCTCGATCTGCTCGCTCGCACCGGCCACCCCGTGCGCCTCCACGAGCAGATTCCACCACTCGGCTTCGTTCTCGTCGGTCAGCAGGTCGCTCGTGCGTGCGCGCCACGAGACGATGAGATGCGTCAGCAGCGGGTTGAACTCGCCACCCTCGATCTCCTTCAGCGTGGCGACGCGCGGCATCCACTCCGCGACGATGGCCTTGACCGCACCTGCGATTGCTCGCCCCGCGAGGTCGTTGGGGCAGCCCTCGGGGAGCGCCTCCAGCGTCGTGTCGATGACGCCCTGGACGTGCGCGATGGCGCGGTCCGTTCCGAGCCGCTCGACCATCGAAGCCCACACCGCGTCGATCTCCGCACGCGAGAGGAATCCGAAGCGGAGCATGAGCCCCGTGAGCAGCGCTTGCGCGAGAGGGTTCACTTGCCCTCCGCGAGCTTCGCGACGATCTCGTTCATCTCGTCGATGGCGAGCGCTGCGGCCTTGTACCGCTCGCGTCCCTCGTCGCCGCTTCCCGCTGCCGCGTAGATGCCCGAGGCGAGGTCGCCGACATCGACGCGCGACCACGCGTCGAGCACGCGCTTCAGCTTCGCCTCTGCGTCGTCGGCGGCCTTCTCCGCCACCTCCGCGTTCCGCCGAGTCACGTCGAGGTCCGCGGCCATCTCCGGGTCAGGCGAGCGGCCCTCCGCGACAGAGCGCAGCGCAGCGCTCTCCTCGCACAGCTTCTCGACGTAGCCCGCGAGCCACTTGATCGACGGCTCGTAGCGCCCCTCGTCGCCCGAGTGCCGGACGACCGCTGCGTCGATGCGCTGGATGAACTCCTGCACCGCCTCGTTGCGCGCGAGCAGCCCGGTGTCGGCGACCTGCCGCACGGCGCGACACATGCCCTCGATCTTGCGAAGCGCCTCGGGCCTTCGCCCGACGGGCACCTCGGACAGCAGGTCGCGAATCATCACCTCGACCTGCATGTCGCGAACGGGCTCGCTCTTCTTCTCGACCTCCATGTGGATCACCTTCGCCGCGTTCTGCATGCGCTCGCGAAGGTGATTCTCGAACCGCACGCGGCTCGTCGGCGTGCTCTCTCGCATCGTGGCGTCGAGCGCGTCGATCCCGAGCCGCACGAGGTAGTTCTCCCAGCCTCGCATCGTCACGACACGACCTCCCAGTCGGAGGCCAGCATGTCCGCCTGCGACGCGAGCCATCCGGGCTGCATCGTGCCCTGCGCCGTCTTCATGCCGATGCACGGCTGCATCTCGAATCCTCCCGCGCTCGACACGTGCATCGCGTTGCCCGGCATGATCAGCACGAGCCACATGCCCTTGCCGTTCCAGCCCTTGCGCGACACGCGCTCTCCCCGCTTCATCGCCTCGATCGCATCTCCGAACGTCATGCTGCCTCCATTGGGCGCGGCCTTCGCACCCGCGCTGGTTCTACACGATTCCTGCGTTGCTCGTCGTGCTCGCATGCGCGAAGGCACTCGGGGCACGTCGGGCGGCGGCGCTCGAATCCTCGCTTGAAGTCGAGCCACACCGCGCACGTCGAGAAGGCACCTCCGCGCGTGATCGCCGGAGGTGCCGCTTGCTCTTGCGTCGTGTGCCACTGTCCGTCGGCGGTCAGCGCGCACTGGTAATCGGTCACGGCTTCGCCTTCCTGAGAGCCGATTCGAGCACGTCGGCCGCTTCACGCAGCCCATCGGCCTCGCCGCCCACCTTCGCGATCTCGTTCGGCGTGCCTCGCATGCTCGCATGCTCTCGCGCAGCAGCGTCAGCACGCGCGCGAATCGCATGCAGCGCGTCGCACGCCGCCAGGTACCGCGCGAAGCACACCTCCGCAGACGGCAGTCGGCCCTTTCCGAGTCGTACGCGGCCGGTCACGGCTTCAACATCCCGGCCGTGCCGATGAGCGAGAGCAGGGCGTGCGTTGCTCTGCGCAGATCCCGCTCCAGGAGGCGGAGCGCTCTCGCTCCTTTGCGGCGGCTGCCTGCTCTGCGGCAACTGCGCGCTCCAGGTCGGCGCGCGCTTTGGCCCAAGCGTGCTCCCTCTCCCGAAACAGGAGAAGCTCATGCTTGATCGTGTCGATGTCTCGCTCGACCTGCGGCCTCGTGTCTTCCTCGTTGCGCTTCTTCATCGGGTCCTCCTACGTCCTGCCTTACACGATTACGCGCTCTTCTTCGCGAGCCAGCGCATGACAGCGATTACGTCGTCGTCCATCGCGACACCCGCGCGCCACGCAGCGCGCATCGCTGCAACGGCCTTCGCGATCTGCGCCTTCGTCGGAGCGCGCGTGTCATCGCTCGCGTCCACGACGCTCCCCGGCTCGGCCGCGAGCCAGACCTCGGCCTGCCTGCCCGAGCGCGTCATGCTCGTCGTGCCGGACGCAACGACGAGGCCCTTGCGCATAAGCTCGACGCGTCTCGGGCGCTGCGTGCTCGCGGCCATGCCGAGCGCTTCCTGCATCTCCTCGTCCGATGCGCCGCGAGCACCGCGGCTTCGCAGGAACGCGAGCACGTGTCGCTGTAGTTCGTTGAGACGATTCTCCACCATGGACTCGGCAGCGGCTCGACTCGTGTCGGAACCTCGCACGTACGGAATCGTCATACCGGCGCTCCCGCACGTCGCAGGCGTGCTCTCAGGTTCGCGAGCCCGCGGTAATCGCTGGGCGTCGAGGCCGTGAAGATGAGAGCGCCCGAGGGAGCGCGTAGCCGCCAGTGTCCCGAGCCGGTCACGCGAGCTTCCCAGCCGGCGCGTGTGAGCTTCGCGAGGATCTCTTTCAGGTCGCGCTTCATGGCGTCCTCGCGCGTTTACGCGATGCGCGTCGGGCCTTCTCGGCGCGGACCCAGCGCTGCGCTTGCTCTAGATCCGCGAACGAGGTTCCTGCCATGTCTCCCTCGCCTTCCTCACCCGCGAGCGCTGCGGCGAGTGCGTCCGCGATTGCGTCGAGAGCCTTCGTCGTGAGTCTGGGAATCTTCATGATGTCCTCAGTAGGTCGGGGGAAGGCACGCGGAGCAGTCGCAGTCCACGTGACGTTGATCGGGCACCACGAGCACGAGTGCTCGGAGCTTGCGAATCTCTTCCTCGATGCGCGCGTCCGCCGCTTCCTCGCGAAGTTGCTTCTCGCTCTTCGGCAGTGGCACGTAGCCGCTGCCTTCGCGCTCGGGGAACACGCGGTGGGTCTCGTTCTCGCGTGGCTTGCGCTCGTGAAGCAACGCGCGCCGGCCTCCATGCGTGAGCACGGGTGTCATGACCGCGCGTTCGATGCCCCACCCGAGCGCGAGTCGGTTGTGGATGTAGCCAGGGGGAATCTTCATCTCCGTGGCCCATTGCCTCACGGTCAGCGTGCGATCGCCGATCGTGTAGGTCTTGGCTTCGCGCTTCATGCGAGCACCTCTCGCATCTCTCCGCGCTCGCGCTTCATGCGCATGACCTCGGAGAAGTCGAGCGCGTTCATCTCGGTGGTGGGTTGCTTCGCGACCTCAGAGCGAAGCCTGCGAGCCGAGGCGCGGTAGCCCTTCAGCTTCGTGCGTGCGAGACGCTGCGCGCGAGTCGCATCCTTCAGCTTGGATTCCCACTCTGCGATGCGCGACTCGACCTCCGCGAGCTTCTCGACCTTCGTCGCTTCACGCACGACGCGAGGTGCACGCGAAGGCCAGCGCGTCTGGATGCCCTTGGCCTCGACGCGAGCACGGATCACTTCGCGCATCGCATAGGTCCCGAGCAGCGTGCGAAGCGCTTCCTCGGCCCACTCGGCGCGCGTGCCCTTCGGGTTGATGAACGCCGTGAACACGTTGCTCGTCTTGGTTTGCCGGACGAGGCCGATGCGCGTGCGCACGAGCCACACGTTGACGACGATCTCGCGGTCGGCGGGGAACGAGAGCTTCTCACTCGCGACGGCGAGCACGAGGCGCACGGCCTCGATCACGTCACTGTCGCGGATCCGTTTCTTCGTCTCCTTCGCTGCGCTCACTCTCACGATTCACCTCCTGCCCAGGGCTTACACGATTACGAGCCTTGCTCGGCCACTTGCGCGGCCACGCGTTGAAGCCGTAGTCCGTGCCCTTCCTCGCGGGCTTGTCCTGCCTTCGCAGCAGCGGCGCGGGCACCATGGGCAGCGGGTGAATCTTCTCCTCAGGCCTCGGGATGCGCGCGGCGATTACGATGCTGAAGGGCGCGCACGAGATCACGAGTCGTCGCTCGGCCGGTGTCACTCGGAGCGCGTGGGTCTCGGGCATCGCTGCGAGCGCGGCGCGCACGAGGTGCAGGTCCACGACGACATCCTCGACCGAGCCCAGCACCGTCTTGCGTTCGTGGTCGGGAATCCTCTGACCGCAGTGCGAGCATCGCATCGCAGGTGCACGCCACGCCCAGTCGCGCACCGACGCGAAGGTCCGGGCCTCCTGCGCGCGCGTGACAGTCAGCAGCGCGTGGAGCCGGTCTCTGACGGCTTCTGCGGCACTTCTGGCCTCCGGGCTCGCCGCATTCACGCCTTCCTCGCTCACGCTGGCCGAGACGCTGAACCCGACCACGGGCCCGAGCGACACGAGTCTCCCGTCGAGCCGATGCACCGTTGTTCCGGTCAGGTCAGCGAGCCCGACGTGCTCCGCCGATTTCCGACTCGCCATCGCTCACTTCCCGTCGGCGGCTGAAGAGATTCTCTCGACCTCGCGAGTCGCGAGCGCGCACCACAGGTGCAGCGATGCCGTCGGGTTGGCGGGCTCGTAGCCCACACCCCACACCGGGCCTCCCTCCAGCATGGGGCTCGCGTTCACGACGAGCACCCTCTGCCCTGCGTTGGGGCCGACTCCTTCCGGCAGGATGATCCAGTCG